CTCCACCAAGCGGTATCAGCTTGAAGATCGATAATAGTGCTCTGAGTCAAGGAACTCCCTATATTATCACTACCTTAGGTAATAGTACGCAGGCTCAGTGGAATGCATTAGGACTACCTGTCGGAGTACTTCCAGCCGTAGGAGCATCCTTCATTGCCTCTTCTGTAGGAGCTGGATCAAATAGCTCAACCTCAAGAGTGATGTCGGCAGTTACGTCCAATATCGCTACGATTGAGACAGTAGGAGATCCTAACCTCTCTATCGGACCAGACCCGTCTAAACAGCCCTTCGGTGCTCAGTTCATTCTCCAAGTGCGTAATAACTCTGGAGTAGTGTCAGCGCCTGTCGATGGCAGCGTTATTAGCCTAGGCTTCCTGCTGAATAACAGCAGCGTATCCTAAGGCCGTTAAAAGGTCGGGGAGGGCTTAAAACGCTCTCCCCAGACACCTAGGAGAGTATGGCGATTCCCGCAATTCCTAATAATTACTTCGCACAAACAGGAAACGGCGTTAACTTCTTATCTTGGGATCTCGCAGCCGGTGCAACTTCCTACGTCATTCAGCGTAGCACAGACGGTATCAACTACAGTACACTTGCAACCGTAGCCCCTAACCAGTACCTAGACTCAGCCGTAACCCTTGGAACTGCTTACTTTTATCAAGTAGCGTCTTCAAATGGCTCAGGAACTAGCCCATATACTACCGCACAATCTGTAGTACCTACGACTACCGGCGAGATGAGCTTAGGCGCTATACGATTGGCTGCCCAACAACGCGCCGATCGTGTAAACTCCCAGTTTGTCTCCCTACCTGAGTGGAACTTCTTCATTAACCAGGCTATGTTTGAGTTATATGACCTCCTAGTGACTGTCTACGAGGATTACTTCATAGCTCCGCCTGTCACCTTCTCGTCTAATGGCTCTAGCTTCCTCTACCCGCTGCCGGATGGCGTTTTGACCTTCCAGGACCAAGCAGGCAACAACTTCGTTCCTGAGCCATTCTACAAGCTATACGGGGTAGATTTAGCCATCAATAGCTCTAACAATGGCTACGTCACCATAAATAAGTTTGATTTCGTCGATCGCAACACGTTTATCTACCCAAACACAGCCTCAACCATCTACGGGGTCTTCAATCTCCGGTATAGACTACTTGGCAACCAAATAGAGTTTATCCCCACTCCTAGCGGCGGTCAAAAGATCCGCCTCTGGTATGTCCCTAGGATGAAAGAGTTGCTTTTAGACACAGATACGACTACGCAAGGCGTGTCAGGCTGGATCCAATACGTTATCATCAGAGCAGCTAAGTACGCGTTAGATAAGGAAGAATCAGATACTACTAAGCTTGATCAAGAACTGATCTTCTTAAAGACTAGGATCGAAGGCAGCGCCATGAATCGCGATCAAGGGCAGCCAGATACAATCTCCGACGTTCGTGGAAGCTTTGGATGGAATACCTGGGGCGGCAAAGGCGGCGGGTATGGTAGTGGTGGATGGTAAAATTTAAACAAAGAGGAAAATAAATATGGCAAACGTAGCTCAAAACATGGTATTAAGCGGACTCATCTCGCAAACGGCGACAATTCAAAGTGCAGGTCCTATTCAAGTCATCGGCAGCCTTACCTGCCCAGAAATTGATCAAGGGGATGCAACTGACTCTCAGGTAGTCGCTGTAGTGTCTCAAAACGGCACGCCAATGTTCACTAGCGCTGCAGGATCAAGAGGTTTCCAAGTACACCTTCTCTGCGCTGCTCTAGACACTATCACCGTAGCGCTCAGCTCCGGTGCTCCAGTTGACCAGCCTGCTAACGTCATCAAATGCACGGTAGCTATTGGATAATACATGGGTCTACCCATCTTCAAAGACGACAACAAGAATTTCATGTTGATGCAGACCAAGTGGGCGGGGCAGCTTAACCCCCTCCTTGCTAATCCTGCAACCAACTCATTGATTTTACAGGATGTTATCTTGAAGTCTGGCTCTAACGTCGTCAATCATAGGCTGGGTAGGAAACTGCAAGGCTGGAAGATCACAAGACAACGTAGCTCAGGGAGCGTATACGACGCGCAAGACGCCAACCAAATGTCAGACCTCACCCTGGTATTGATCTCAAGCTCCGATGTTAGCGTAGACCTGGAGGTCTTCTAAGATGCCATTTACTAATAATTCTCCTAACATGCTCCTTCCTATCCCTGAGGTAGGACTAGACCCAGGTCCTCAATACGCAACAGACGTTAACAACTGCTTAACAATTGTAGATGGGCACAACCACTCCCCAGGCTACGGCGTCCAAGTCAATCCCACCGGTATTGACATCAACTCTGATCTTCCCTTTAACGACAATAACTTAACGTCAGCAAGAAGCCTGAGGCTGCAGCCGCAAAGTACTGTCTTATCAGGAGCTTCTGATCTTGGCTGCCTCTACGAAGTCGTTAACGACCTCTTCTACAACGACGGGCAAGGCAATCAAATCAGGATTACGCAAAGCGGCGGTATTGCAGGAACGCCGGGCTCTATCGCTAACCTAGTGTCACCGGCTTCAGCCTCCTACGTAGCCCTAAGCAAAACCTTTGTATTCCAGTCTGCAGCTAACACGCCTGCGAACATGGACATTGCGTCGTTAGTATTGCGCAATCTTATAGCCAACTCTCACGCGTTAACGCTTAATCCTCCTTCTGCGATGGGAGCAGACTATAGCCTTACGCTTCCCTCTCTGCCAGGCTCCACGAGCTTCTTGACAATCGATACGGCTGGCAATATTAGTGGCTCGACACCGGTTGCTAACGGCATTACATTCTCGATGCTATCTACAGCACTTCAGAATGACATTGTCTACTCTCATCCTACAAAGACAATATTGACAAGCGGTTCAGGTACTTACACTCTTCCAGCCGGTGTCTCTCACATTAACGTAACGCTTGTCGGGGCAGGTGGCGGCGGCGGTGGCGGCGGTATCTCAGGCGGAAATACGGGAATAGGTGGCGGAACTACTACATTTGGAAGCGCATTCCTATCCGGTGGCGGCGGCAACGCTGGAGGTAGCCCAGGCGGAGGCTCTGGCGGCGCTGCCTCATTAGCGGCAGGAGCTAGCGGTATTGCCCTCTCTGGCGGAAGCGGTGGCGGCGCTTGTGTTGTGAGCGGTAAATCTTCAGGCGGTGGCGGAGCATCTAGCCCTCTAGGAGGCGCTGGAGGAGCCGGCAGCGGTAGTCCATCCACAGGTAGAGATGCTATAGCTAATACCGGCTCAGGTGGCGGCGGTGGAGGTGGTGGCAATAGCAGCACATCCACAGGCGGAGGCGGTGGCGCTGCAGGCGGCTATGTCATGGTTACGATTACAGCTCCATTGGCTACATATGCTTACACTATAGGTTCCGGAGGAGCAGGCGGAGCTGCAGGCGACGGGTCGTCATCGGCAGGCGGAGCAGGCGCTGACGGCATAATCATCATCGATGAGTTTTATAGTCCATAAGGTATAATCCATGGCGCTACAGAAACAAGTCCTTAACGTCAACTTCAGCCAAGGACTCGACACTAAGACAGACCCTTTTCAAGTAACTCCAGGGAAGTTCCTATCCCTTGAGAATACCATCTTTGACAAGGGCGGCCTGCTACAAAAGCGTAATGGTTTTGGCGCGTTGACATCGCTTCCTAATAATAACTCAACATACCTCACAACTTATAATGGCAACTTAACGGCATTAGGTACCACGCTTCAATCTTATTCCGCAGGAACTGAAACTTGGACTCAAAAAGGCCATATTCTTCCAGTTAAGCTGTCTACTGAATCCATCTTTCGATCAGGCACTAACCAATCGCAAATGGATTCAGCCATTGCGCCGAACGGCCTTATCTGCACTGTGTTTACAGATAACCCGCCTTCAGGCGTTGCATACAAGTACGTTATCGCCGACTCAATCACCGGTGAGAATATCGTTCCCCCAACACTCATACCCGTAGTATCGGGCACAGTTACCGGGTCTCCCAGAGTGTTTGCATTGGGACGTTACTTTATCATAGTGTTCACTAACGTCATATCTGCAACGGCTCATCTTCAGTACGTTGCAGTTAACACCGCCATACCTACATCGGTCACTACGAATAGCGACATCTCGGTGCAGTATGGCAACGCCTCTTCAGTCTCTTTTGACGGCGTAGTTGTCAGTAACCAACTCTACATTGCTTGGAATGGGTCTGACTTAGGGGGCGCGGTTAGAATGACTTCGCTCAGCGCTACCCTTAACCAATCCAACACGGTGATATTCCCAGGCTATAGCTGCAATATCATAGGATTATCCCCTGACTTATCAGGCTCCTCCCCTATTATCTATGTAGCATTCTACAAGCAAAGCTCTACGTCAGGCTACGTTCTCGCCGTAGACAACGCTATGGCGACAATTCTCGCCCCTACGCAGATTATATCCTCAGGGACGGTTGAGAACCTCACGCCGTGTGCCGACAACGGGGCATGCGATATCTTCTACGAAGTATTGAGTCATCCTGCTTATGACACAGCGCTACCCGGTAACTTCATAAACAAAGTAACCGTTACTCAAGCAGGCTCTGTAAGTTCTACGACCACACTCTTACGCGGAGTAGGGTTAGCCTCTAAGGCATTTGAAGTGGCTGATATTTGTTATTTCTTAACAATCTACAACTCAGTCTTTCAACCAACCTACTTCCTATCCGACGAAGATGGAAACATTGTCGCTAAGCTTGCCTATAGCAATGCCGTGAGTGCCTATTACACAACTGGACTGCCTAATGTCACTGTCAATGACAACGTAGCCCAAGTACCCTACTTGTACAAAGATTTAATTTCGGCCGTTAATAAAACCCAAGGGGCGCCTAATGCTGCGGGAGTCTATTCACAGACAGGCATTAACCTTGCTAACTTTACGCTGGGCGTTTCTAAGATCACAACCGGTGAGATTGGGCATGACCTACACATATCAGGTGGATTCATGTGGATGTATGACGGCTTCCTGCCTGTCGAGCATAACTTCCACCTCTGGCCCGACTCTGTAGAGGCGACAGGGCAGAGTACGGGGGGCTCTATGACCTCTCAGATCTATTTCTACGTCGCTACCTATGAGTGGAGTGATAATCAAGGAAATGTCTTCAGGTCGGCACCGTCTATCCCGGTGGAAGTTGACCTATCTGGCGCTGGAAGCTCTACGTGCTCAGTAACTATTGATGTACCCACACTTAGACTTACTTATAAGATAGTCAATCCGGTGAGAATTGTTCTCTATCGCTGGTCAGAAGGTCAGCAAATCTATTATCAGACTACATCACTTACTGTCCCAACGCTTAACGACACGACAATTGACTACGTTGTAATCACAGATACCAACTCTGACGACACTATCGCAGGCAATAACATTCTATATACGACTGGCGGAGTCGTAGAAGATATTGCCGCTCCAGCTACTGATTTGATTACACTATTTCAATCCCGCCTGTTCCTAGTTGACGCTGAAGATAACAACCTCCTCTGGTTCTCAAAGCAAGTCATTGAGGGAACACCGGTTGAAATGTCAGACCTGTTCACACTCTACATAGCTCCTACAATAGGCGCTCAGGGCTCTACAGGCGGCATCGAAGCAATGGCGTCGCTTGATGACAAGCTCATCCTCTTTAAACAAGACGCTGCCTACTACATCGCAGGGACTGGACCAGACAACACCGGTGCTAACAGTCAGTTCTCAGAGCCCGTGTTCATTACGGCGACAGTAGGCTGCGCCAATCAACAAAGTATCGTATTCATGCCGGCAGGTCTCCTGTTCCAATCCGACAAGGGCATATGGCTGCTAGGACGAGACCTCTCTACCAATTATATCGGCGCTCCAGTTGAGTCATTCACTCAGGATGCCGTAGTGTTAAGCGCAATTAACGTACCGGGTACGAATCAAGTCAGATTTACGCTCGATTCAGGCATCACCCTGATGTATGACTACTACTACGGTCAGTGGGGAACATTCGTTAATGTACCTGCTATCTCAAGTACCCTCTATCAGGGCATGCATACATACATCAATTCACTGAGTCAGGTGAGACAAGAGACTCCTGCTAAGTATTTGGACGGCTCATCCCCGGTGTTGATGTCATTCACTACTTCTTGGTTTAACCTCGCAGGATTACAAGGATTTGAACGAGCCTACTACTTCTACTTACTAGGAACCTATGTGAGCCCACATAAGCTTCAAGTGCAGATTGCATATGACTACCAGTTGTCGCCTAGTCAGACTTCATTCATAACGCCGGATAACTACTCTCAAGCGTGGGGCCTGGATCCTCTGTGGGGATCAACGCCTTTCTGGGGCGGACAGTCAACAGTCGAACAATGGCGCGTGTTCTTACGTCAACAGAAATGCCAAGCGTTTCAGATTAGCATAAATGAAGTCTATGATTCCACGTTTGGACAGGCATCCGGTGCAGGCTTAACGATATCAGGCCTCGACCTCGTTACAGGCATGAAGAAAGGTTACCCAACCCTCAGGCCTTCGAGATCCGTTGGTTAATTGGGACTGTTTAGCCGTAATGAGTGCATAGGAGCATCCGTGAGCCTATTCGGACAGTATATCCAAGAACGCCTGAATAAGTCAATTGTCGAGAATGACAAGGGTTTTGCCACGTTCTATCCACTCCACGACGGTATGTACATTGAAGACATCTACGTCATCCCAGATGAGCGCCATTCAGGCGAAGCATCCCGTCTCGCCGACCAAGTATCTGTAATCGCTAAAGAAAAAGGCATGAACCGCCTCTACGGCTCGGTGAAACCTTCTGCAAAATATGCAACGGCAGCTTTAAAAGTGTTACTGGCCTACGGCTTCGAGTTATCTGAAGCAGGCCCTGACGCTGTAATCATGAGAAAAGAGATCTAATGGGTAGTATTGGAGCAATGGTAGGACTTGGCGGCGGTGCAGGGGCTCAAGGGTTGGCATGGACCCCCCAAGATGTCGCTTTACAGTCGCCTATCACAACTGACGAGGCTCAGGCAGCGCAGGTTCAGTCCCAGGGCGCCGTCCAGCAACAACAACAGTTCCTAAACGCTCTCGCTGCTCAAAACGGCATTGGCAATCAATCCCAAGTATATAACCAACTCCAAGGGGTCGCTAACGGTACAGGCCCAAACCCGGCCCAGGCCATGCTTAACCAGTCCACAGGCCAAAACGTAGCCAATCAAGCAGCCCTCATGGCAGGCCAGCGCGGTGCAAGCGCTAACACAGGTTTAATCGCTCGTCAGGCAGCGCAACAAGGTGCCGCTACCCAGCAACAAGCAGTAGGCCAAGGCGCTACGATGCAGGCACAGCAATCGCTCGCTGCATTAGGCCAACTCCAAGGTCTATCTACCCAGCAAGTAGCGCAGCAACAGGCTGCTCAGGGCGCCTACACCGGGGCTGCTCAGCAACAAGAGGGAATGTTGCTCGGTCAGACTAACGCTCAGAATAACGCTCAACTGCAACAACAACAGACATTGACTAACGCTAATCAAAAGCAAGCTGCTGCAGGCGCTACGGCTCAACAAGGCCTGTTAGGCGGCGCTTCAAGCGCCATAATGGGCGTAGCAGGAATGGCCAAAGGCGGTATGGTTAGACATTACGCAGACGGCGGTCCTACCCTAGGCATGGACAACACAATGCCTCAGATTCAAGCGCCTCCTCCTATCCAAGGAGCCCCTGCCGCTCCCAGCGCGCCTACATTATCGTCTTCTCCTAGTAACGCACCTACCTCCAATGTGGGTAAGCACCTTAAAGGCCAGTCATCCTCAGGAGATAGCGAGACTGGCGCACAACAGATGGGTAACTCTTTAGGTAAAGGGCTGATGGCGGCTGGCAAAGGAATAGGATCGCTATTCAAAAGCAACCCTAACGGCGACAATGGCAACGTGCCAGCTGCTCCCGCCGTTGCACAGCCTGGCGAGACTTCCGACAAGGACCTAGATAGTAATGGCGTCCAGGCTGGAGGCGCTGCAGGCGGCCAAGACTTTGGTGATTCGAGCGATAATAAATACGCTAAAGGCGGCAGAGTGCCGGCCATGGTTTCCCCCGGTGAGCGCTATCTCAACCCACGAGAAGTCAAAAAAGTCGCTGAAGGTAAGAAAGCCGCTGTATCTGCAGGTGAAAAGATCCCCGGTAAAGCCAAAGTCAAAGGCGACAGCCTAAAGAACGACATCGTCCCTAAGACTCTTGAAGAAGGCGGCATCGTCCTCCCTAAGAGTGTCATGGAAGCGAAGCATCCTCACTGGGAAGCACATAAGTTCGTATCCGCCATCCTAGCCAAACAAGGTATGTCTCCTAAGAGAAAATAATCATGTCTAAGCTTGATCTATCCAGATTTAAAAAGGTAAGTGCTGATAAAGACTACACTGTCATGCAGCACGAAGATGGGCATCAGCTTAAGATCGCCCACAGCGCATTAAGCCCTAAGATGCGAGGACAACTAGCTGCCATCAAGATGGCTGCCGGCGGTGATCCAGGCTGGTCCCAACAAGATAAACAGGACTTTGACAGAGGCGCTAGCGGGCAGGCTAAGCCCACACCGACGCAGTCAACTACGACTAACGGCCCCGGTGGAGTTTCTGTAGACTCTGAAGACGCAGCCGAAGCCGGTGAAAGACAGACACGTCGAGAAGCCGCTGAAAAGGCAGCTCAGCCCGTTCAAGCCCAGGCCAATGGCGGACAAGTGGCGGATAACTCTGATCAAAGTCTCGGCCAAATTATAAACTACCCAGGTGCAGACCCAGCTCCTAAGCCTTCCCCGTCGCCTAGGAAAAACTACGCCGATGGAACGCCTGACCAGCCGGTATCTCAAGACGACTCAGCTGATCCTGCAACGATTAGTGTCAACATGCAAGATCCGCAAGTTGATCCTAACAATGTCAATCCTAATCCCCCCTCTAATCAAGGAGGCATCACTAACAGTCAGCAGCCTCAAGATCTACCGTATGGCATTTCTCCCGAAGACTACGCGCAAATGCAACAACAGCAGCAACAGTCTGATCCTTCTTCGGCTAGAAGTCCTGCAGGCGGAGCGCCGCCGACACAACAAAATACGTCTGACCCTTACGGCAACGATACATATAGCGATACGTTAACACACGGTATTAATGAACAAAAATCTGCTAATGTCGCACAGTATAAGGCTGATACTGCCTTAGGACAACTACAAAATACAGCGCTACAGCAAGCGCAACAACGCAATCAACAGCTTTTAGGCAACTATAATACACACAATAAAGATTTAACTTCAGAACGACAAAATTTTATGCAGGATGTTCAAAACGACAACATTGATCCTTCCCACTATCTAAGCTCCCACGGCGTACCTCAAAAGATTGCAACTGCAATTGGACTAATTATGGGAGGCATAGGTGGCGCAGGTCAAGCTGGCGGTAATCCAGCGTTAAACTTCCTGAATGCTCAAATCGATCGCGATATTAATGCGCAGAAAGCTAATTTAGGGAAAAAACAAAGTCTTCTCAATGCCAATATGCTGCAGTTTCGTAATTTACGTGATGCCACTGACATGACTCGACTGATGCAGAACGATATCGTCTCCAATCAACTACGCCAAGCTGCCGCTAAGACTACTGATATGGCTGCAAAGGCCCGCGCTCTGCAGGCTGCAGGTCAACTAGACATGCAAACTGCGCCTATTCAATCGCAACTCGCCATGCGAAAAGCTATGATGACCGGCGCGCAACAAGGCATAGTCTCACCGGATAAGATTGTAGGATGGTTAGTTCCACCGGAGGAACGCCCTGCCGCAGAAAAGGCGCTTACAGAGGCTATGAATACCTCTAATATGAAGGACTCCATTCTCAATTCATTTGACACGCTCGATAAATATAATACTTTAGGCAACCGAGCGCTTCACATGGGGTTTACGCCGGGTAAGGTCGCTTCGGCTAGAGACCCATTTACTGCTGAGTTATCGAAAGGGACTGCAGGAAGATTTAGTGACGCTGATGCCCACATGATTGCAACATTATGGCCTGAAATGGGCGACTCGCCATCTACGGTGGAGTTTAAACGAACTAAATTAAACGAGCTTGTATCTACAAAGATGAGTTTTCCCGAGCTTACGAAATGGGGCATCGACCCTAATAAATTAGGTCAATTTAATGGCCATGGACAGTCTAATTTTCAAATGCAAGCCCCGGTAAAGAAATAAGGCACGACATGGCTGACGATAATTCGCCAGTAGACGTAAACCAGGCGTTTAATAACGCCTACCCTGATCAAGACGTGGATGCGGCTTTTACTAAAGCGTTCACTCCTGCCCCGTCTGTTGATAATTCACAGCCCGTAGCACCGCCCAATCCAGTAACTGCCGCCACTGACCGAGTTAATGTAGTAGATCCCCAAGGTAATGTAGGCTCTCTATCCAGAGATCAGCTCACTTCAGCTATGGACCATGGCTATAAGTTAGCCAGTGACGATGATGTGAACAACTACGCGCAGCAGCAGAAATATGGCGGCCTAGGACAACAGGCTATTGCAGGCCTAGAAGGGGCAGCTGAGGGAGTCTCTTTCGGAACGTCAACTCTAGCCGAACGAGCGCTAGGCGTCGATCCTGCAGACATTCGAGGACGCGCTGAGGCTAATCCAACGACTCATGACATTGGCCAGGTCGCAGGTCTCGTAGGCTCAGCATTCATACCCGGTGTAGGCGAAGCTAACATCCTAAAGGACATAGGCGAAGGCGGAGCCGCAGCGCTGGGCCTAGGCGGCAAAGGTGCAGGCTTCGTAAGCCAAGTAGGAGCAGATGCAGTCAAAGGCGCCTTCGAAGCGACATTATTCCAAGGTGGCGACGAACTCTCTAAAGCTTTCAGTGAAGATCCCAACCAAACTGCAGAGACGGCTGCCGCTCACATGGGCTTAGCTACTATCCTTGGCGGCGTATTCGGAGGCGGCGTAGGCGCCGCTCTGCGCGGTAGTGGCGTTGTAACAGCTCCTAGTGTCGAACTAGCAGGCAAAGAAACCCCCGGTGCCTTCGTATCCGAACTCGACCGTCCTGCAATGGACGCAGGCGATTTCAAGACTACGATACAAAACTCAGATATCCTAACCGACACGCAAAAGACAAGCATCCTAGACGGGCTTAAGGCGCAGAAGCCAGACGCCGATGAGATTACGGCTGCTGCTGAGCGCCTAAATGCCCCGGTGATGGAAGGAATGACATCGGCCAGTCCAATTGTTCAGAAAGCTGAAGATTCCCTTATAAACGGCGCTCCGACCTACTCAGGCCTAAAGCGCCAAGAGTTGTACTCCCAGGGCTATAATGCTGCCAAAAGTGCTGTAGAGGACGCCCTAGGCGATGGTAGCCGGTATACCAAGGCTGAGCTTGGTAATATTCTGAAGAAGTCTATTACAGACCAGATATCCGAGCAGAATGAGCCTATCGCCCAGATGTATGATCAACTGAAGCAGGCACATGAAACGATACCACTTGCCGAGAAGGCAGGCCCTGCAATTGCAAGGGACATTTCCGAGATCAAGGAGCTAAAGCTCTCCCCATCCTCTCCTGAAGGCGCACTCGCTAACCGCGTCATGAAAGAAGTGCAGAACTTAAAGACAGTTGACGACGTTAAAACCTATAAGTCGATCCTGAACCGCTCTGTGTCGCCCACAGCGTCAAGCGGCGAGAAGCGCATGGCATCAGTGTTATCAGATAAGCTTACGGACTTAGAAGAGAATAGCATTGAGCGATTCGCCAAGCAGCAAGCGAATACGCCTGAGCAACAACAATCTCTCATGGACCTCATAGGACAGCGTAAAGTCGCTAATAGCCAATATAAAGACTTTATCGGCAAGGTTAAAACACTATCTGAACAATTAGGCAAAGGCCGAGTCTACGGCGTGCAAGACGCTAAGAACTTCATTAACGACCTGACACCGGAGTCTATTACTCAGAAGCTATTCTCCAAGAATAATTCAGAATTCCTTAACTTTTTTCAGAAAGAGTACCCTGAGCAAATGCAGCTGATGCAGGAGTACCAAAAGGGCTCACTCCGCGAAGCTGCTAGTCGCACCGGTGAACTCAGTCCAAAGCTATTATTCAACAGCGTCAATAAGTTAGAGCCAGAGATTCAGAAGAGCATCTTCCAACCCCAAGAGCTACAGAAGCTAAACGACGCTGAGACCTATCTCCGTGCTTTCCCTAAGAACTTCAACCCATCCGGTACAAGCGGGATGAGCGCCTTCCGCGCCTTCTTCGAGCATCCAGCCGGTGCAGCCATTGCCAACGTGCGCGACTTCGGTATTGAGAAGTTCATTAAGGCAGTCGGCAACTCGCCTGAGATCAAGCAGGCAACTGCCCTTGCTAAGGCTACGACTAACGGCTGGAATGTCATGACAAGAGGGGTTAAGTCTATCTTTAATCCTGACAAGGCTACTATGCCTGCGTCTATCGCAGCGTCAGTGGCAGGCCGCAATAAGCTCAGCAAGCTCGTCGATCAATATAGCGCCAATCCTCAAAAGTTATTTAATCTTAACGATAATAACCCAGTCCCGTCATATGGGCAGGCGTTCGCTGCCACTTCAGCCCGCGCGGTGCAATACCTTGCGGCACAGAGGCCCGATGTCGCTCCAAAGGCGCCTCTTGACACTAAGATGCCGCCATCTTCGTTCGCACAGGCGGGCTACAACCGAGCCCTCGACATCGCTCAGACTCCCATGCTGGTATTGAAGCATATGCAAGATGGCACCTTAACTCCTAAGGATATCACGACGTTAAATACGATTTACCCTAATCTATACAAGCAGCTCTCTCAAAAGCTTCAGAATGAGATGATCGAGTCAGTCAACAAAGGCCAAACTCTCCCCTACCAGCGTAGGCTCGCTTTGGCCATGTTCACTGCGCAGCCGCTCGACAGCACAATGACTCCCCAAGGCATCATGTCAGCACAGCCAATGACCGCTCAGCCGCCTCAGGCGCCCCCACAAGGCGCTCAACAAGCCCCTAAGAAGGGTTCGCCATCCAAAGTTACCCAAAAGCTACCTAAAATGTACCAAACGACAGGCCAAGCGGCTGAGGAAGACCAGTCTCAGAGGTAACTATGGGACTGTTTAGCGTTAATAAGACCAGGCTAACCAAGCCTAACCTACAAAGGGGAATAGATGGCACGTAAAGACGTAGTAAGATACAACCTGAATGAGGGAGTGCCACAAAGCCTATCGGCTACCTTCACAAGCCCCATCACAACGATTAAGTTCTCCGATAACGTATCCTACCAGATTAACGTTACGACTAGCGATTCAACTGGCACCTTCGAAGTCCAGGCAAGCGACGACTACAGCCCCATAGGACCGTCCCAGCCTGTCCCTAACCCCGGTAACTGGGTCACCTTGCCTTTGGGAGGCGGAACACCTACCGTAGCTGGCGCCAACGACCTCATCCTCATCAACCTCAACCAACTCCCCTTCACAGCGGTGAGGTTGGTCTACACATCGACGATTGCCGGAACAGGCACCGCTGATATGTGGGTTTTAGCAAAGCAAATCGGAGGTTAATATGAGTCAAGTATTTTTCTACCCGCCTTCAAACGCAACTTCCACTAACCCTTCTGTCGGGCCAAACGGCGCTACGGCACCAACATCCTCGACTGAGATCGCAGGCGTTGATCTAGCTGGCAACCTTATCCCGGTGTCAGTAGACTCAGCAGGTAACGTAAACGTCAATGTAAGTAGCAGCCCACTTCCTCCAGGTTCAGCAACGGCTGCCAACCAAGTCCTTGAAATTGCACAGCTTGATAATATTGACACGGCCGTCACAGCGCTAAACGCGCGAACACCCGGTGGGCTAGTCCCGCTTCAGTTTGACGAGATCGCCCTGACCTATATCCCCTCTGGTAACGGGACAGGTCAGATTGGAACTGCAGTCTATAAGCTCGCCTCTGTAACTGTTAAGACCTTAACACTTACCTACGATGGCAGCAATCGTCTCATTGATGTAATCGCGAGCTAATATGGCAATTTCATACATCTTTAACCCGTTCACTAGTAACTTCGACGCTGTCGATGATGTAACACTAGCGCCAGTAGGCTCTTCGCCTAATGCTGACGCCGGAACAGTTTCCGGTAATGTTCTTACTTTACAGCCAGCTAACACCTCTTTCCCAGGCGTGTTAACAGCGGCCGACTGGAATACATTCAACAATGCTGCTACACAAGTAAACGCCGGTCCCACTACCTATTTATATGTCGATCAAAACTATGTAGGCGCTGCGACATCTGACGGTAGCGTCCTCAGGCCCTATCTAACAATTACAGCGGCATTGAATCGAATCATTGCCAATAATGATGGCAACAACTACGTTATCTACGTACATCCAGGCACGTACACGGGCGGGATTAGCCTCAACAACGCCGCGTTCACCCGCCTAGCTATCATTAGTAGCAGCATTTCAAATGGGAATATGTCTAACGACGCCATTCCCGTTACATCGCTGGACGGCGATATCAATTCCACGTCGAATAACGACAATTTAAAAGCTTTGATCTTTCAAGGTTTTGATCTTACCGGGGACATCGTCCTAACCGGCGCATCTAACGGAACTAACTTCCTCCAATATGGCGGAACGTTCAGTAACATGATGCTTTATAGTACCGGGGCTCCGGCTATTACGGCCAACAACCTCGGGCAGCTCGTATTTCAAAATTGCGGGTCTGCAATTTCCGGCGGAGCCGGCGGAGTTTCTATACAAAACGCTGGATTTTTTGGCGTGTATAGTACCTTTTTTAATTTAGGCGCCGTTACTATAGTTACAAACGGCGGCGCAAACAAACCGTCAGGCTTCGGAGCCACCTCTGTAAATTGTTCCTTCGGTAATTTCTTCGGTCCTACTAGCATAGACGCAGGTTCAGCTCTTGTCCTCAGATATACTCGGTGTTCTGGCGCCGTAACCAACGCCGGGACATTGACCAGCGTTGCTACTACCTTTTTAAGCGCCGTAGCTAATAGCGGGTCGTGGAGTGACTACAATAGTAGCTTCGTGGTCGGTCCAACAGGGACGGCGCCGACACAATCGTCCTCCCTCTATCTTCCTAGCGGAGACATTCTCGTTGGTAACGCGTCTAACCTAGCTAAGCCTGTCGCCATGAGCGGTGATATTACCATTTCAAACACGGGCGCCACTACACTCGCTAACATACCCAACAAAAGATATATCGATTTTGTTTCCGGCAGCGATTCAAATACCGGCACACTTGTAAGCCCTTGGAAGACTCTACAGCACGCTTACAACAGCGTATCTCCGACTATTAATGTTCCTTACGTTTTTTATCTATCGGGAGGAAATAATGATTCTGACGTAGGAACTATAACGGGTAAACCAAACGTAGGCCTGGTTTCCGAGAACAACATTCAAATTAATGCGTTAACGATTACGGGGGGCTCTACAAACGACACAGTATGGATGACTGGCATAGAGCTGACGGGGACCTTTACGTGGGTACGAAACGACACCTCGGCTATAAGTTTAATATGTTCAGATGTCCTGTTTGCTAGTGGTTGCGATTTTGAACAACAAGGTGCGGGAGCTGCTACATCATTTATATACGCCGCTAACGGATTTATAGGACCGCTAACTGTTCAAGCCGGAACCATTTACATCCTTGGCGCCGCCATGGAAGGAGCGATTGATATTAAAGACGCTGGATCTGGCGCCTTTGCTATTATCACAGCCTCAGACCTTTACCTAACTACATTTACATTAAATGGTGGTCTTACTTTTGAGGTTTCCGGATGTATCGCCGACTCTGGGTATACTATTCTCGGCGTAACGACAGGCAGTGGTACTCCTACTATTATCAGCGACTCGGGAAGCTTGCCTCCTCCCGGTAGCATAACGGGCGCATTCACTCTTCAACTTACCTCGCAAGCTCCATATGTTCACTATAGTCCCGCAGTGCCGGGTAATTGGTCAGTCCCGCCCACACAGGTTGCTCAAGCTCTGGATGAGTTAGCCGCCATAGTTCCCCTAGGTATCGTACCTGTCGCTCACGGCGGGACTGGGTCCACATCACTCACATTAAACAACGTAATCCTAGGTAATGGAACTTCTCCGGTACAATTTGTAGCTCCAGGTACCTCTGGAAATGTCCTAACGAGTAACGGAACTACGTGGACAAGTGCGCCGTCTTCAGTCTCTCCGGGATCTATCTCCTTAACCACCAACCATATATTGGTCGGTAACGGCTCAAATGTAGCTGCTGATGTCGCTATGTCAGGTGACGTAAGTATCGTTGCATCTGGCGCAACTACTATCAATAAGATCCAAGGAACTACAGTATCCGGCACTACGGGAACTGGCAACGTCGTTTTCTCAGCCTCTCCTACTCTGACAGGAACTATTACAGCTGCTGCCGCCAACTTCTCCGGTGCGATCACAGCGTCTAACTTCTCTGGAAGCTCAAGTGGCACTAACACCGGGGACGTAACCCTCGCTGCAGTCGGCGCCTCGCCCAATGCAAACGCCGCTAGCCTATCTGGCCAAGTTCTCAACCTGCAGCCCTTCAGTAGCGCATTCCCCGGTGTCGTTACGGCATCAGGTGGCGGCACAGTTAACTTCCTGCGCGCAGACGGTACTTGGGCTACTCCTCCGAACTCAGGCGGAACAGTAACCTCTGTCGCTTTAACCGTCCCAAGCTTTCTGAGTATTTCAGGCTCCCCTATTACTACGTCTGGTACTCTTGCTGTAACTCTATCCGGCACTGCGCTTCCTATAGCTAATGGCGGTACTGGTCAAACTACCGCTTCGGCTGCTTTCGGTGCCTTGTCGCCTCTGACAACTAAGGGCGATATCCTTGGCTTCGATACGGCCAATAACAGAGTACCTATTGGCACTGATGGATTTATTCTCACCGCTGACTCAACACAGGCATTAGGCCTTAAATGGGCAGCGGCTCCTGTCTCAGGCATCACACAACTTACAGGCGACGTAACTGCAGGTCCTGGATCAGGCTCTCAAGTAGCTACACTGGCTACCGTTAACGCTAACGTAGGCTCTTTCGGGTCCTCAACATCAATCCCCTCGTTCACTGTTAATGCTAAAGGACTAATCACGGCCGCTAGCGGCAATGTAGTTATCGCTCCTGCCGGCACACTGACTGGTACGACGCTTGCTTCCAACGTAGTCACGTCTTCTCTGACCTCTGTCGGCACTATAACAAGTGGTACGTGGAATGGAACCACTATTGCTATCGCTAATGGTGGCACCGGGCAGACTACAGCCAATGCCGCATTCAACGCCTTGAGCCCAATGACTACGGCAGGCGATATCATCTATGAAAATAGTACGCCTGTCGCTGCACGCTTAGGTATTGGATCTACTGGCCAAGTGCTGACAGTCTCAGGCGGTCTCCCAGTATGGGCGGCGCCTGCTACTAGCGGCACAGTAACTTCTGTTGCATTAACAGTACCCGCGTTCCTCAGCGTATCTGGGTCTCCTATTACTTCGTCTGGTACGCTCGCTGTAACGCTTTCGGGAACAGCGTTACCAGTAGCTAACGGTGGAACAGGCGACACCTCTTTCACCGCGTACTCCGTTATTACGGGAGGAACTACATCTACTGGCGCCCTTCAAAACGTCTCCGGTGTAGGTACTACAGGCCAAGTATTAACGTCAAACGGGGCGAGTGCGCTTCCAACTTGGCAGAATGCCAGCTCTGGCTCGACACCTACGGTTCAAAGATTCACGAGTGGATCGGGAACGTACACGACGCCTGCAAACGTTAAATGGATTGAAGTAAAAATGATCGGCGGAGGCGGCGGCGGCGGAGCTGCTACTACGAATAACGGAACTGCTGGAAGTGATAGCACGTTTGGAACATCCCTACTCACTGCAGGTGGTGGATCCGGCGGTAGTAAAGGAGCAAATGGATCCGGCGCAGGACCTGTTTCTGGCGGAACTCCCACAATCAATTCCCCGGCTATTACGATGGTGTCTGTCGTTGGCGGCTCTGGCTGGCAGGCAATGGGAGGAAATAACTCTCTCCCTGGCGGACCTGGCGGTAATGGATTTTTTGGTGGTGCAGGAAGCTATGGCAACGGATCAGGATCGCAAGGTTTCAGCGCTGAAACAAACTCTGGAGCAGGCGGCGGTGGAGCTAAGTCTGGGACTTCTGGAAATATAGGCGCCGTTGGCGGTGCAGCTGGAGGATATCTAGAAGCAATTATCAATACTCCTTCTGCCACATATGCGTACGCCGTTGGCGCAGGCGGTGCAGGAGGGGCTGCAGGCGAGTTTGTCGGCGGTAACGGCGGATCAGGCGTCATCTTAGTTATAGAACATTATTAATAGGGTGTAATATGAGACAAGTAAACAAACAAATTTTATCAGGTGTCAACTCTGCAACTGTAAACGGCGATCAGATTGACTCTAATCAACTAATCAACGCAAGCTTCCACCTCCTAATCGGAGATTCAACAGCAGCAGGCACCTTCAAGATTCAAGCCTCAAACGATGTCTCACAAGTGGGACAAAGTTCTTCGACCTTCGTAGTAACTAACTGGGTAGACATCCCCGGTGCATCAGTAACACAAGCTGCAGCAACACAACAAGCCATTATCTCCCTTTCCAATATGGCATACCGATGGGTTAGAGCTGTCTGGATAGAAACAACGCCCGGCTCTACAACGGCTATCGTCAATATGTTTGCTCAAGGGATCTAACATGGCCGACACCGACGAGCGCATCATCCGCATTGAAAATAAGATCGACAAGGTAGTCGAGCATATCGGCTCTATTGATGTAACCTTGGCAGCCCAGTATGTCAGTCTGGCAGACCACATTCGTCGTACCGAGCTACTGGAAAAAGACGTAGCCCCTATCAAAGCCCACGTTAACATGGTTCATGGTGTTCTTAAACTTGCAGGCCTCTTAGCCACTCTCGGCGTAATTTTAGAAGGAGTCATGGCACTCCTCACTTATCTAAGGAAATAATATGCGACTATTTCAATCCAGAATTTTTCGTAGTCTAATAGCAGTAGGCCTAATACTTCTAGCTCTCCACGCCTGCTCAGGCAAATCTAACGAATACTTCAGAGAACACGCTGTCAAGCTTGAATCTGCCGAAGGAATGTGCTCAGGCGAACAAGTTAAAGCTCCTTCCGGTGAAAATTACATACTCACCGCCGCCCACTGCAAAGGGATCGCTAAAGATGGTAGTATGAAAGTAATACTCGAAAACGGGAAGTCCCTCCAACGTAAGATTGTAGCAGAAGATGCCAACTCTGACCTATTGCTCCTAGAAGGTGTCCCTGCTCTCCAAGGCCTTGAAATAGCTGACTACGCTCTCATGCACGAGCATGTACGCACCTACACCCATGGTGCTCGTATGGACACTTACCGAAGCGATGGCGAGATCATCATGCAAGAGGAAGTGAAGATTATTGCATTTTTGATTACTAGCGATGCCGAGCAGGATAGATGTAACGCACAGCCTAAGTATAAGTCTATGGATATGATGACCTTTTTTGGCCCTATCAGCGCCTGTGTCATAGATATCGTAGAATATGCCACCACAGCCTCTATAACGCACGGTAGCTCGGGCGGCATGGTAGTAGACGATAATGATAAGCTAGTCGGAATTGTATCAGCCGGCAACGACGAGACGCATATGGGCTACCTGGTCACTTTAACTGACATTAAGGCCTTCCTAGCAGGCTACTAATGGATAGGGTCGTAAACGCTCTAGGATTGGCGCTATTGAAAGAATCCGAAGGGTGTAGGCTAGAGGCCTATCCAGACCCAGGAACCGGTTCTGAGCCATTTACGATCGGATACGGGCATACTGGCGCTGATGTCTACTCCGGTATGGTTATAAACCAGCCTATGGCCGACCAACTCCTCCAAAAAGACCTCTGTAAATTCCAAAATGCCGTCAATTCGTTAGTAACATCTGCTGTTAATGACAACCAGTTCTCCGCCATGGTGGTATTTACCTACAATGTCGGTATTACATCGTTTAAGTTGAGTCATTTGTTAATTAAAGTTAATAATGAAGACTTCTCAGGCGCCGCCGATGAGTTCCTCAAGTGGAATAAGTCAGGCGGTAAGGCGATGGCAGGCCTTACTACTCGTCGTGAGAATGAACGCAGATTATTTCTCAAACTCACGGACGATGTATAAGCCATTAAGCGATATCCCCGTCCATTTAAATTTTCCAATGCGCAGCTCTACAAATTGAACATGAGCGCCTAATTGGTCTATTAAAATATTGTAAACCCTATCTGAACAGAATGTAGTAAATTTTTCTGCTTTTAGTTTCTTAAAAGCCTTTTTCTTGGCAGCGATATCTGTCTTCTTCATACTATTCTCCTTAAGGTAAATTACAAGCTGGTAAAGTGGACGATAACACATTATTAGTCGCCAGTCCGCACTTCGTGCATTTAACATTGTAAATGCCTGACAGGTTATAGGTCCAAAGATGACTGCTGCCACTTACACCTAAACTCGCGGATCCAGATAGATCGAATAAACTATCCCACCCCGGTAAATAAAACACCTGCCCGCTATCTCCTTTAACGGATAATGCGTCGGAATTTTCCGCAGTATCGACTATGTATATTCTACCTATCGTAAATGGAAGCGGTCCAAATACGGGGTCACTATTAACTCTACACACTAAGCTATCGCCCAATCCAAACTTACTCGTATTTCGTATAGGATATTTTGCAGGTGAAGCTTCAACCACACACCCCGTCTCTTGGCACTCTACCTTATGTTCCCTGCAATAGTAAAACTTGTTATCAAAGGTTCCCACCCAGTTTTTCACTACTTCGCACATACCTTCTCCTTTCCAAATATTAACAGTTTCTCTATCCTAGTCAATCTTTCATTTATAAGCTTAAATAGGAGGGGTTTGTAGTAGTCGGCGGCGTAGGTGGCGGTGGTGGCGTAGTTGGCGTAGGCGGTGGTGGCGGCGGCGGCGTAGGCGGCGGAGGTGGCGGCGTAGGTGGCGGCGTAGGTGGCGGAGGTGGCGGCGGCGGCGTAGGTGGCGGAGGTGGCGGTGGCGGCGGCGGTGGTGGCGGTGACGGTGGCGGACCATGCAGCGTCAGCGTCTCCGTGTACTTCTCTTAAATAGGCCTCTTCAAAGTCTTCTCCTAAGCCGTAGCGTTCAGCTACATCTACAGCCTTTATCGACCTAGGATCAGGCTTCTTCGTACATCCTAAGGCATCTTTAGCGCATTGAGAGGCGAAGTAGACTAGAAATCTTTTAGGGAAATCGTAGGAATTTAAGATGTGTTCTACACTTTGATCTTTGAGTTTCATATCACAACCCTACAATTGAAATAGTCACCGTATCGCTATAAGTTCCCGCTAACGCATTAGGAAGTGCTGTCACGTTAACAACTACTTGGCTCGTCGCCGTAGTTAATTGAGTTAACGCAGCCGACGTTTTCACCGTCTGGGCTGCGTTAGTCAAAGAAATAGCGGCAGCTCCGTTATAGCTAAACGTGTAGGCAGCCTTAGCCGTTGCTGACAATTGCAAAAACCCGCTGTTTACAGACTGCGCAGTAATTTTATAACCATTACCGTCATTTGAGGTTTCAGCAACACTAGCTACGTTTAGGTTAGAAACCCCAGCCGTAACGTTAAGCGTTGTGTTGTTAGTGCCATTAGGAGTGATAACCAGGCTGTTGTTAGGAGCCACTACCCCAGACAGTAACAGATTTCCACTCGAAGCTGCCTGAGCGACTTGAACCATCAACAAAAACAAAATTAGTAATTTCATATCATCCTACTTTCTTATAAGGCTTACGGATCAAATGTCCAACACCTTTGAAAAACTTCGCCACTGCCCTACAGATACAATTATACAACGGCTGCTCACAATGTACACACAATTTCATATCATCCTCCCATTACCGGCATTTTAGTCAACTCAATCGCACACAACACAATCAATATAAGCCACCACGACGACCACAGTACGTAGAATACAGTTCTCATGCAGCCTTCCTATTCTTAGCCTCAGACTCACTCAGGAGCATGCCCTTAAGTGTGCTAATGTAGATCTCGTAGAGGCCCATAAGCTTGTTCTCAAAAAACACAAGCTCCATAGAGCCATCTTCCCATAATGCTATCTTCTTCTTAACTGCTGCAATTTCCATTTCCAGTTCGTAGATTGTCATATCGTTTACCTCTTGCCCACTAGTGTTGCGAGCGTCGTGCCAAAGCAAACGCTAGTCATATCAAGATGTGTCGCCATAACCACTGCCGTCAATTGTCACTATCCTGACCTTTATTGTCAATCTTCTGCCGTCTATTGTCCTTTTGATACACCTCTGTCCTAGGTGCATGCCCTGAGAATTTGACTGTCCGCTGCTATTAACCCCGCTTTACGTAGACTCCGCAAGCGCTACGCTGCTATTAAAACATGCACCTATTCATAGGGTGCGGGGTTTATTCACAACTTCCTGACACTAGGGACTCATCACCGGCTTGGACCCGCAGAGGTTCACGGGGCACGACCAGCTTCAACGTAACGTGACTTATCCCTTGTCTGTGCGTGCTTTAACACACAACCTTGCCTGATTTTAGGTCTTTTACAGGCTACGCATTGACCTTAGAGATAGACTGCCATTTTTCGTGATTTTTGTCAAAATAAACCTTTACTTCTTATGAGGACTGTTTTATTCTATTTAAGTCCTCCCTCCCCTCCCACAAAGGCCGTAGT